TCACACCTGATTTAGTTGATTTCCGGGGTTTTAAATGCTATGTTGTTGAACATCAGAAAAAAAATTTGCTCAAACTTTCAAAAAGTTTGATCTGTCTTGATAAAGACCCCGCACCGCCCTGAGCCTCAAAAAGTAATTACCCCCTCCTCCGAGGCCGTAATATGCCTATTACTTAGAATCATTCTAAATAAATCGCTTGGTGTGTGGGATCGTACGTGTGGGGGTAATTACCCGAAGATACTGATGATTGAATCATCGTACTCATCGTTGATAGCAAACTTATTCATACCAATGAACAGGGTATCCCAGGCATCAGTGCCATCGGTGCGATGCTGGAGTAGATCTTCTTCAGATTCGGATAGCTTCTCTCCTGACTTATCTTTCTTGAATCCATCAGCACCAATGCGAATACCAGTCGATTCCATTGCCAACAGTAGAGCTTCATTGTTGGGCTTATTAAATAGTGGAAAGAGCCAGCGTTGACCTTTCATAGCCTGAAAGATCATCATGTGTTTATCTGCATGTGGCATTGGGTTACCAAGGTGAACTCTATTGACAGACCACCCTAATCGTTCAAACTCTAAACAGATTACTGATGCAAAATCATCATCACCAACGGCATAGTTAGTACCCAGAGCTGTATTATCGTAGTAATAGATGACTTCACGTTTGTTGTGATATCGGTAGTATTTACAGAAGTCCTGTACCAGTTCCCTGATTTTTCTTTCATACTTCACATAGAAGCTCTTTAGAGTCTTCATCTTTACACCTTGACGTTGGCCACATACCAACCAGTTAATGTTCGCATTGTAATCGAATGCTATGCAAATAGGCTTATCCTTGTTCAGATCACCATCCTGCAGGCAGTTGTCGTTCTTGTCTGTGTATTTGTAGTCAAGGCTATCGAGATAACCGTTATCAAAAGCATCGAAGTAGTGAATGCTTTCCTGCATTGCTGCATAGAAATTATCCTTTTGATTGTTGATTTTTTTACAAAGTATCGAAGTCTGGAAGACAAGCGGCGGAAGATCCCGCTTCATTTGCTTGATGTATCGCTCACCCAGAAGTAATAGATTTTCAATACTGGACCACTCCCGGTAATAAACAGCCACTGAACGAAGTTTAGCCAGGGAAATATCTAGTTCGCGTAGATAGGTTGCGTGATATGGCTTTGGATCCAGTTTCATACGTTGCTGGACCTCCCAACGCTCGAAAATCAAGCTATGGATAGTTTCTATCAACTCATTATCCATTTTCTCTTTATAGGTCAAAAACCAGCTCCCGGCTTTGGTTGTTGGCATGTCTGAGATTATCAGCATTCCATGATGATATGGACAATTCCCAAAATGACCTTTGAAACCTCCGTTTGCAGGGAATGTTTCTTCCTTCAGCTTTTGGAATTTCAGGAATTTAGCTTCATCTAGTGCAAGGTAATCGAGCGTTAAGGAGTTGGAAGATCCCGGGCGATCCTGAGAGATGAACCGGTCAATTGAACCATTGTACCATATCATTGCATTTTCGTACGATGGTGGGTCAATGATTGGCTTTGCAAAATTGCTGTTCTTTGGTGGCTTATGACCAATATAGTAATGAATGTCTCGTTTGTATCCGAACGTTTCAAGCGCTTGCAAAGTACCTGGTAAAGTTCGGGAAAGGATCTGTTGATAAGTACTGCCTAAAATTCCCCCGGTTGAACGTGGCATAGCCTGAACATTTCGGAGTAGGTACGGTGCAGCGAATCCATGTGATTTACCCAGGCGACGACCGCCGGCAATAATAGAAGTATGTGCACCGGTGTACATAAACTCCAGCTGGGGATCATTAAAGTAAATCGGATTCCGCTCTCTCGTTTCCATCGTTTATCATTTCTTCGTATGGCACATCAATAATTTCAATATCGGCATGGTATTTTTCGAGCATTTTCCGTTTCTTTTCCCTGATGTCCGGATCTTTTACTAATCCCAATGAGGTCGGATCATCTGTCGGCTCAAATGGCTGTGGAACAATCTCACCAAATGGTAGTTCCTGAGCATCTGCCTGATCTATCATGTTGTATTTACCCTTCTTGTCTGCGGCCATAGTCATGGCTTTCGGGTCCTTTTGCTTTTTCGCCAGTTTGTATGCTGCATCGAGCATGGCGTTAACCTGGTAGCGGATCCATTCTTTAGATGGGTTCTTAATGTCGCCAAGTAGTACTTTAATAACCTGAATATCTTCGTAAGCCGTGCTTTTAACCACATCGAATTCATTCATCAGGTGATCCCGTATATCGGTTTCTGTTTTGGTCGGGAATTCGTACCAATAGGTATAAGCCACACGTAGGCGGGTAATTCTTTCCCGGTAAGCTTTCGGCACATCATCAATATCTGAATACAAATGCTGTCGGCAAATTTCTAAAGTAGATGGTCGTGGCATATCATTCGTTTTCTTCCTGGTCAACAATAAAGCGGTGAACCATATCAACCGCCAACGGACTGCCCAGTTTTGCTAATTTCAATTCTTGTATTCTCAATTCAAGTATGGTTTCAGCTTTACCGGTTTCATAAGCCCTGTATGCTTCGCTGCCTTTGTGCTTGATCTTTCTTTTGAATTCCTCATAATCAATATCCATTAATAAAGCGATATGTTCCGCACGCATAAGCTGCGAGGCAAGTTCTTTAATCTTCCCCAGTTGTTCCGCTGAATACTGCATTGGCATCAATCATTTTCTTTTGTTCTTCCTGAACTGCTTTTATCAGATCATCATATATTTCCGGAAGTGTGCAAATCATTCCACATTCGATCCGGTTACCACGCGTTTGGTTCTGACTGGTTACTATCGACACCTTCCAATCCTTATTTTGAACCAGCAGAACCTTAGCGTGGTTATTACCCAATAAAAGCTCTTCAGCAATGTTGTTGGTAAACAAGGTTAGCCGAAGTGCTTTTACCGCTGTACGGTGATCAGCCATGATCATCAGGTGACTGATTAAACCCCGTTCTTTCATCTGGACCAGCTTTCTCACAAATTCTTCTGAGACTGAAAAAGTAGTAAGTACCAGGTTCGCAGATCCGGTTTGTTCCAGGATAAATTCCAGCAAGTGATAAAGCTGAAATTCAGATGAAAAATAGGCCTGCACTTTCGAGCAGGCCAAAGGTTTAATGAGTCGCCTAACGTTCTCTAGCATTTTACTCCAGCTTTAGTAAGTTCATCAATCGTTTCCTGGGAAACGGTTTCACCTGCTTTCTGAAGTTCGTCATAACGGACCTGAAGTTCAGCAACAACTTTTGCTGCTTTAACCGGGTCTGTTTGCTCCGGAAGTTTCTTCAGGTTCGTGCTGATGTATTTCCGGTTGGCTCCGATGCGCTTGTGATCGATCACTGGAGTTTCAGTTGCTGAACCTGCAGGAACTGGCACATAAGCGTCAATTTCAATCCAATTATCCCGGATCTGGTCATCCAAATCACAAACACGCTGAGTCAACGGTTGCCGGTCCGCCGCAGTGGCATTTTCCATTAACTTCAGTTTTTCATGTGTAGCCCGAATTTCTTTGTAGGCATCTTTATTCTGATTCCAACGAGCCTGCATTTCAGGAGATAAATCCTCGTATTTAACCTTTTTACCATCTCTGACAACTTCAAGTTTTCCGGCCAGAATCTCTTCAACCTGAGATTCAAACTCAGAGATCTTACCTTCAACAATATCCTGAGCTGTTGCTTTCAGATCGTTAACATTATCCGAAACAATGTCTTCAGCATCTGATTCCAATTCATTAAGTTTGCCCGAAACAATGTCTTCAGCGCCAGATTCCAGTTCATCGAGTTTTTCTTTCACAATTTCACTGGTCTGTTTCTTGTCCGCATTCATTTGATCAATTACCTGGTCACTGTGAGATTCTCCCTTTGCATTTGGATCAACATCATCAGTATTCAGATCTTCTTCTTTAGCTGTTAAATCAATGCCCTTTTCTTTGGCGATTTTACGAAGTTCGTACTCCAGTTTTGCTGGGGTTTTCTTCCGGATCAGATTCTGGATCAGCATTCTGTTTTTCGAATTCTGGCCAAGTAATACCAGGCCAATTCCGTAATCTTTTTCTTCAAACCATTCCTGTAGTGTCATAACTTTTTTATTTTGAAGTTAATTCTTCGGTAATTACCCCCGAAGGACAAAAAGAAAAGGCAAGTCTGTAGACCTGCCTTTTTAATGTATCTGTTTAGTTTACCTAAGCTGCAGCTTCATTTACAATACCTGCATCATCGGTAATCAAACCGTCGTAGAATGGGAATGGACATACATCCACAGCCTCGATTTCAAGGGTTGTACCTTTCTTTGAAGTCGATGAGCTACCGATATTCAGAGTCACTTTCGTGATCGTCATGAATTTTTCAGATCCGGCAACTCGGTATTTTCCGGAATCACGTTCCTGGAATATCCAAACTAAATCAGTGTTTGCAGCCAACTTAGCCAATGCGGTAGCTTCTTCATTGGTCAACGAAACAATTACTTTCAGTTTGTTCGAATACGTTTTGCAACGTGTTTCACCTTGCTGTTCAGAGTTTGGTTCCGATTCCGTATCAATGCAGTTTACTCGTTTCCATACTACTGGTGCCTCGAGTCCAAAATTACCAGCCAAAGTTACTTCAGCTGCAGGTGTTGCGGGAGCTTCTGCAAACTGTGGCCATGTAATAATTGAATTTTTAGTTGCGTAGTAAAGTACCGGGTAAATACCAGGGATGGACACTTGTCCATCAACCCAGTCTAAATTTGAAAATTTATCAGCCATATCTTTTCCTCCTATCCTGCAAAGAATTTACCAACCATCAATTTTTCAGGACTGATCGTTTCAAACTGAGTTCCGAAGAACATCGTAGTAACAAACTGAAGTTTAAATGGATTGTCGCCCCTGCGAACTTCAATCTTTTCTTCTTCTCCAACCTGATTCACACCAACAAGTGAATTTCCCTTGGTGGTAATCTGGAGGTATGGAGCCGCTTTTTTACCAATAAGCGGAACCAACTCACACATATTATCAGATCCCTCAAGGAAAGTTTTTTTAAATTCCTTATTATATGGCGCAGAACCAACGGTGATCTGATAATCATCGTTGTATGCGTTATAAATTTCCCAAGGCATCAGAATTTTACGATCTTCAGATTTCAACTCATCCGAACAGCTACGGTCGATAAGCTTCAGAGCATCAACTGCATTTGTTTTGTCAACAGCTTCTGTAAATTCAAAAAGGTTGTTTTTGGCAACAGAAACGCCACCTCCAGCAATTTCAAGGGCAGTAATTTTATCAAACCCATTAAACAGGGTTGAAGTGGTTTTTCCAGCGGCATTGCGCACACCATTGAAAATGGATTTATTCAACCCGCCGCTGATCTTACGCATCATCAAAGTCAAAATTGCTTTATTGATGTCTAGGTTTTCTAAACCGGATCCTTTGGTGACAGCTGCACCATACAGCGACGAAATAAGGGTATTCGGATCAAAATACTTAACAGCCTGTCCAAGGTATGTCTCCAGATCACGCCCAATAATGGAAATTCCATCTTCTTCGTAATCATCATTCTCAAGTAAGCCAGTGTAAGGCATTAATTCAACCGGTCCGTTCAATTCACCAACGGTTTCTTTGTAGCGAACACCAGTGCGCAAGGTCATGTGCTGGAGAGTATTACCCAATCCCAACACAGCCATAATCAGCAACTCTTTGCGAAATTTCTGAGCTGCTTTGTTCAATTCAACATGTGATACAGTAGGCATATCTAAATTTTTAAAGATTATTTAAAGAGATCATCTACAGCATCCCAAGTGGCTTTTGCATCCTTGTAGGTATCAAAATTGCCACCCGATTTTGTAGATTTCGAATCGGTTACTTTCACAACCTTTTTGTTTTTTGCTCCGGGAGCAGCTCCCTTTGCAGCAAGCTGAGCTTTTAGGGCAGCAATTTCCTGATCTTTCGGATCAAGTTCTTCAGTTTCTTCGGTGGTTTCTTCCTCTTCGATTTCTTCCTCCTCCTCAGTTTCTTCAGTTTCCTCGGTTTCATCAACCGGTTTACCATGTTCTTCGATCCAGTCGAGAACTTCCTGTTCGGTTGCCTTATCAGACAACCCGCAGGCTTTCGCGAGTACTTTAATGTCCATATCTATTTCTGAATTTGGTGTAAAAAAATTAAGCGCATTTGAAAAGAATTTTTCAAGTTTTGATGGCCCTTTTACCAATGAATCGAACTGATCCATGATGTCGTTTATAGGCATTCCTATAACTTTATTCGAAACGTTGCTCTTCCCAGGAGTTACATCGCCAATAAGACCTTCCGTTTTAGCCTCCTCTGATGTAAACCAGTGATCTTTATAGTCATCAAAGTATTTAGCCTGAATCTGTTCCGGAGTCTGGTCTGAATCATTTGCAATACATGATATCACGCTCGACTTTACTTTATCAAGCATTTCTAACACCTGCTGAATATCACCTGCATTACCATAAACACCGGTAATTGGAGCATGAACCATTGTCAATGCCGGTTTTGAAGCATGTCGGTTATTTACAGGTACAGCACACAAAATGCAGCTTCCCATACTTGCACATAATCCATCATTGAAAGTATGTACTTCTTTGGCAGATGCATTAATGATGTTAAATATTGGAAGACCATCCCAAACACTTCCGCCAGGTGAGTTAATATGTACATTTATGGTATCATATTCCTTTTCGAGCTCCTTAAAATCGGCAACGAACTGACGCGCGGTTACTGATTCCTGGTACCAGCTGTCGCCAATGACACCATAGATCAGGATATCAACCGAAGTTTTAGTTTTATTTTGTACTGAGTAGTATTTTGGCATGGTTGTAATGCTTTATTTCACATTACAACTATACTCTAGAAGTGAGGCAATATAAAGGACTCGAATTTATTCGACTGTGCAGCCTGTTGTAGAAATTTGAGTG